GAGGTTCTTAGCGCCAAAATACTTCATAAAGCAAACATTAGTATTCATAAAATCTTTAAAACAACAATAGGATGAAAGATTTATATCTAGCAATCGAAAGTAAACTCAAAACAGAAGTGGCAGCCATCAAGTGGATAGATTTTGACAGAGATCAACTCTTGGGACAAGATAATGACAAACCTGTTGATTATCCATGCGTTTTAATTGATTTTCCAAACACCCCATATAGCAACAATAGCCAAAACACACAAATAGGTGAACCTACAATCATCTTACGCGTTGCCTTTCGCAGATACGACCGCACACATGACAAACGCAGCGATAACGCTTCGCTAATCTTCTTAGACACGTTACAGAGCATATATACAGCACTGGAAGGAATGGAGGGCGAGAACTTTTCGCCACTTAACCGGATTAATCAACGGCGTATAATTCGCCCGGATATCATATTATATGAAATCCATTTTGATTGCGCTTATTACGACAATACAGCACAAAACGTAATAGAATTTACTGCAGCTCCTGCTAACATCATTGGAGACATGCCTGATCCGCCAAGTCCACCGCAACCAACTTATGAGGCAGAGACAGAGGCCTTGTGGTTGCGATTAAGCAGTGTTCCATCAACGGCATGGAAAGATGCCGCTAATACTTTGATTGCTTCTTTGAAAACAGCAGGTATATGGGTTAAACTAGACCTCCTTAGAGTTTATGCATTTCACGATGCTACTGATGCGCTGTTGAACTGGGTTAAAGACAGTCATAATGGCGTAGCATACAACAGCCCTGCGTTTACAGCTAAACAAGGATATAAAGGCAATGGCTCTAGTTCGTACATAAATACTAATTTCAACCCATCTACTGCGGAAAAGCTTAGTCTTAATAACAATAGTGTTATAATTTACCGACACACAGATGCTACTCTTAGTACTGAATCAACGGATACAGGGGTAAGGCAAGATGGCACAACAAGATTACAAATTTCTAAAACCTCAGGCGCTGATACGAAATTAGACAATTTTGGTTCTCCGCAGTTTGCATCTGGCATAATTGGGCAAGGAATGTATTCAATGTGTCGAAACAGTAGCACAGCTTTTTCTTTTTACAAAAATGACTCCTTGCGGGAGGTCTTTTTAAACAATTCTATCAGCCTGCCAAATTATAACATGTATGATTTTGCATTAAATAACGCAAACGTCGGTACGCTTCTTTTTTCTGATGCGTTGCTTTCATTCATGTTGGCTGGTGAATATCTTAATGATACAGAAATTAGCGCGCTATATTCTGCTTTAACAAGCTACTTATCAACCATTCAAACCCTATAATTATGCCAAAAGTATTATTTATTGAAAAAGGTCAAGAAGAGCAATACTGCCTGAAACAAGGCAGATTTGCACTAAAACCTATCGAATACAAAGAAGGTTATGGGCTGCCAATTGAAGCCCTGAAAAACAAGCATTATGCGTTTGCTTATGATAAGATCATAATCTTACCTATTGCAGAAGTTACACCAATAGAAACAGAAAACGATGATTAAAACAACTACTGTATTACCGAACCAAAGCATTATGGACATAGTCATACAGGAATATGGCGACCATAGGGCATATTTTGAGTTTTGCCAGCTTAACAATTTAAGTTTAACACAAGTATTAACCCCAGGAACTACACTTAAGGTGGATACAGATTCTAAGTACTACAACGCCCAGAAGTTAAGACAAATTGGCGGCAACAAGGTCGGCACTTACTTTCCTAGCAACGGAATTCTTGTAGGACAAGGATCGGTACTTACTACTTTGAGTGGAACTCCTATAATTTATATGTAACATGAAAGAAAAATATTTAACGCAATTACCGGAAGAAAGCACCGGACAAAAAGTAGGAGATTACTTTTTGATTGAAAACGTGACTGATGGCACAAGAAAAATCATCAGCACTAAAGTTGATTTGTCGAAAATGACAACAGGTTCTGACCAAACAAAGGCTCTGTTCCGAGTCAAGGCCGATGGCACTCCAGAATTTATTTACAGGCACAATGTGCTGCCTCGTATTTTCGCTGCAAATGATGATTTTATTATTTTAGAGACTAATGCCACTGCTATTGAGTTCAATAGACTAATTAGCAGCCTCGGCATTTCTCAACCAGATCAACACACGTTTAGTATTAGTGAGCAAGGAATTTATGACTTTATTATAAAAGTCAATGGCAATGTGAGCCAGGCCACTAATATTTATGTTTATTATCAGTATAGCACCGATGATGGTAACACATGGACAAACAGTCCAGAAGGCATTCAAAAAGCTATCGACACTCAAACCTTGGCCGAGTGGAGCTTCAGCAAGTTGTGTGCTGAAGGTGAACAAATTCGGTTTTATGTTAAAGCCGACCAGCCAACAGAGGTAACTGGTGCTGTTGTCCCTGGCACAAGTATTATCGTGCCCGCGGCTCAAATACAAATTATTCAACGCTAATTAGAGGCACAAAAAAACCTGCTAAAAAGCAGGTTTTTTTATTTGCGCAATTGCTTTGCAACTGCTTTTTAACTGCTACCAAAAGCAATTAAAACAGCTTTTAGTAGAGCGTTAGCTTGCATTAAAACGACAAGCTAACACGTAATATAGCAAATGCCTTAGTGTGTAGCTTCGTATTGTCGTTTCTACAAGTTTGACCATAATTAAATATTTTTTTGCCACCCCGCCTCAGTTTTTTCAAAACTGTAAAGGTTAAAAAACTCGTTCATTGTCTTGCCACTTAACCACCATTGCATAGCAAGTTCTCCGTCTCCATCGGTAGCGCATGTAAGTTTCCATTGTGGGTTTTTAGCCATGCCCTTTGTAATAGCTTTCTTTATAGCTGTATAATATTTTGGGTATAAGTCAAATTCTGCCTGCCTTGCTCCCTTTCGGCTTACTAAAGGGCAACCAACACAACCAAGCCTACAAGCACCAGTTTTATAATGTGGGGCAAGCTCAATGTTGTACTTGTCAATAAATTCGTACACATCTACATCTTGCCAGTCGTAAATAGGGTAAATGTGTTGGCTGCCTTTTTGCCATTTTCGATTGTCGCATTGTACATAATCTCTCCCTTGTCTTTTTCTACCTTCAGCACTTCTAATTCCTTCAAATACATTTTTACCAACAGAACCATACTCTTTTAAAAACTCACAGCAATATCTATTTAATCTTGTTGGTAATCCTTTACGTTCTACAAGCTGGAAAAATGTTTCTTTTGGTTGCAGTATTTCAGTATGCGGGTAATTGTTCCGTATGTGGCTAATTGTTTTCGGTGGGTCAATAGTTGTATTTGTGTAGTAGCTATTAACTTCGGTTCTTACTCCTGCAAGTTCAATCAATTTATCAACTACTGCACTATCTTTACCACCACTATTGCCACTATGCAGGTTAGGCATATTTCGGTGTATTGTTTTTATAAACTTTATCGCTTTATTTTCTAATATCATTGTTCTACATTTTTATTTTCAAGCATGTAGCTTTTAAATGGTGTTGTTACTGTTACTCGGTACTGGTTTAACTCATTCATTAATTTTTCAGCAAGAAACAAAGCACGTTTTCTTATTTCTTTTCGTTTTCTTGGAAATCTTGGATAACTTATCCAACCAATTACGGCTCCATTTTCACCACCATTTACATATTTAAACTTCGTTGGCGTTACCGTTACGCAATCTTTCACATCATTTACAAACTCTTGGCAAATGTTTTCAACTTCATCAATTGTATGCAATTTTTCTTCATCGTAGGTTTCTTGCAATCCTACCCATATTTGTACATTATACGCTTTCGTTATTTGCATTGTTGTTTGATTTAAGTATTCAGTTTCTTCAATTGCTTCTTTCGTAGACATTCTACCTAATTGTAAATCGCTTGAAATGTCTCTAAGCAACTTATCTATTTTGTTTTTTAAAATCATAAAAATCCCTCCCTAAAAAAATATTTAATTATTACATTCGTTCTCGTATCAGCGGCAGTACGTATTTTCGGCACTTGCCATATTACCACCGTTAGCAAGCATTTAAATAGACTTCACCAGCTTGCTTTGACATTTAGGGCAAATTGCTTCATCATCCGTTCCTTCATATCCAGTACAATGCGGATTTGAACAGCAATTATGAATTTCTTTTGCATTTAAAAACCTCAATCGATCATGGTCTTTTTGCATCATTGGAATAGTTCTACTTGATTTTAAACCTTCAAGGTAAGTTCTTTCTTGTTTTTCTTGTTCTGTAAGTTTCATAAGCTTATCCATTTGACGATTTCCGTATCCCGAATAAAACACATACACGTAAGCATCAGACAGATTATGGCTTTGATAGTTTAGATAATCGTGAGCGGCTTCGCTTGTAAGGAAAAACGCTTTTATTCTGTCCGTATAAAATCTTGAAAATTCTTTTGGTTTTTTCATACCATCAGGGTTTTGCTTAAATATCATATCTTCGGAATCTAATGCGTTATCGGCATATCCAAACTCCCAATCTAAGCCTTTGTAATTTGTTGATGGAGTGTAATCCGAATGACCTTCAATGATATTTTCTTGTAAATCTAAAACAACATAGATAGGTTGTTGTGTAGCTAAATTCTTTCCGTCTTTAATTTCCTGTTCCCTTTTCGGAATAATTTCGTTTTGTAAAAAATTTATGTCCATTGTTTTATGTTTAAGGTTAAAAAATCGGTTCTTTTACTGCATCTCTTACGCTATCGTTTCTCAGCAGTTCGTTTAGCATTTGAGCCCTCACGGCTATGTCGTATCCGCTGCCATCAGGAAGACGGATAAGAATACGGCTAAGCGCAATTGCCTGGCTGATACTTAGTATAACATTGCCTCTCTGCTTAAAGCTAAACTTCTGAATGTGGCTTTGGTAATACTCAGCCATAGTATAGCTTTCTAGGCTTAGGCGAGGCAATGGTGCATTTTCGTATATCATCATCAAGAAATTGCCAAAATGCACCAGGTCTATTTTTTTCAGTGTTATTTTCATTGGTTTAGTATTTCTTTGCCGACAATTTTAGCTACGTGAAACTCCAGATTAGCTCCTTTGCTTTGCCGCCAGTTAGGCATTAAATAAACACAATCGCAGCCAAGCAAGGATTCAATGCACATGCCCATTGCTTTGTTCCACGGAGTTCCTGAAGGAACTATGCGCATAGGATTAACAACTTCATAACCTTGTCCTATGAGCCATTTTTCGCACTTATCAAAGTTTTGGCGTGTTTCTTCTGTGTCAAGGCCTGTTACTTTACCTGCTAAATATACTGTTTTCATTGTTTTTTCTTTTTAGTTTTTGTTCTTTATTTTCTTTGATCAATACATCAATATTGTCATCAATATAGTCGTGTATTTGCGGATTTATGGCATAAGCTACATTGTCTCTAAACTATAAGAGATATGAGGCTGGCACTTCTGCCATTTCCATTCCTTTGTATTTACCCAAAGGCATTTTGTCTGTATCTTCCATAATTCTTTTATTTTTGAATAAACATTTTGAGGTATTTGTTGAAATAAAAATTAATCCTGCCTGTCTTATCTTCGTACATTATTCTCCAGTCATAATTATCTCTTGGAGATATTATGACTTTATAAATCAATTCTTCTACAGTAAGAAATACGTGCTTAGCCGGCTCACTACTAGATGCGTTATATACTTTATTATTATTGCAATACAGTGTATATTCATTCCCTAATAGTGTTTTTAGTGGTAATACGTTGGGTAATAATGTTTTTTGTTTAGGCATGGCTTCTTTTTTTATAAGTTTTACGTAATAATTTGGTTTGCAGGGGCAATCCATACTTTTCCCTGATTCGTTCTTTTTTCCATCTTTCCCTCAAGCTTGCGTTGGCTTTTTTCAAGTTCCTGTTGCGCTTGATATTCTCAGCCATGCTAATCATCTCAAGGTTGGTAATATCACAGTTTAGGGTATTTCCGTCTTTATGCACGATGATATGAGCTGCAGGAATTTTTCCATTGTGCTGTTCCCAAACATATCTGCTATACATCTTCCAATTTCCTTTGGAGATTCTTATCCATTGATAATCTCTGTTGTCTCGCTTGTGGTGGCGTATTCTCACACAACCATCATAAAGGGTGTTATGTGGCAGATTTCCCTTCTTAAATTGGGTTTCTTTGCCACCAATGTTCAAACCCTTTTTTCCTTTGTTCCATGGACGAATGTTTTTCACAAAGCGGCCGAGCTCATCACGACCGCTTGATCTTACAACTGTTGGTTTTAATTCGCCTCCGATAATTACATAATCTACTGGCATAGCTTTATTTATTTAGGCAGTACCGTCTCCCAGGTGCGCTGATTAATGTAGGTCTCTGGGTACTGCAAGTTAGAATTAGTTTTTTCTTTAAATTGCTTGTATTTTGGTATAAACAGCATGGCTAGTTGTCTGTCCTGGACAGAGAGCTTATTCCATTTAGCCTTTACCCGCATTACTTTGCCTACTTTGAAATTGTAGGTGTTCCAAAATGCTTCAAAACTGACGTCTATATTGGTGGAATCTTTAATTTGGCATTCGCGAAAATAAGCGTGTTTAAGCATTTCTATTCGCACAGGAAACAACTTTGCTAAATTGTTTTTCAATGCGTCTTTACAAGCTTCGTTAAAGCTTATAGAACGCAAATTACCTTCCTCATCATACACTAGCAATATGCTGCTTTCAGGAAAGTTTGGAAATGTCATTGTTTTACGTATCATAACTCTAGTTTTATTTGATTATCTATATCCATATCTTTCAACTTTTTCTTTGCATTCTCAGCCAAATAAGCATAAAAAGAGCTTTCAGAAATTACATACTTAGGATAAATGTGATTCCAGTATATTTCTTTCATGCTCAAGCCCTCATCCTGAAGCTTCAGTGTGAGTTCCTGAACATCTATCACTCTTTGTAATCTATTGCGCTGAGAGTAAGTCATATTAGTTATCGTGGATCAAATCAAAATTGTTAATACTCTGTTTTTCTTGCTGTTTTCTGTATATTGCCATCAGCTTGTTACGTAACTGCTTCAGCTGGTCAGCATCTAATTCATACAGAAATGCACCACAAATACGTGGATCCATTAAAAAAGCGTTCACTCTGTCCCAGTTGGCATTGTTGTCATAAATTTCAAGCCTCTGCAACCACTGCAATACTTCCGAACGTCCGGCACGAATAGCAGGCGAAGTTTGATACCGCTTTTTTGAAATTTCTTTTACTTTTTCAATCGCAAACTGTAGTTGCGATTCTGTTAGTTCCATGGAACTCTCAACACCGAAATAGCCATCTAAAAAGGCTTTTTTCTGCTTGTCTAAGCCTGCATTGAGTAGCTCAACATGTAAGCGTTGTCTCATAAATTTAATCATCTTTATTTCTCCTTATTTAGTGTGTGAATAATTTTAGCACGTTCAACTTGCAGCGTAATGCGCTTGTCAAACAATTTGTCAGGCACTACCAGGTAGTCTCTTGTGCTGTTGAGTTCTAATTCAGCCTTGATCTCATCAAGCCTGTCTATTAATTTTCTTCTGTTTTCCTCCATTTTTGTTGTTTTTAGTGTGGTTTTAGAGCCCGCAGGCAGAGTCGAACCGCCTGTGCGACCATCCGGGCTGAGCACAATTAGAGCGTAGAAAAGTTTAAGGGTATTAATTCGTCTTTTCCATCCTCTGATTTTTCGTAGAATGTTAGCGAATTGCTTACTTCAACGATTCTGAATGACTCTTTAAAGAGCCTGATTGCTTTACGCCATCTGTCATCATCGTAGTTGTCTTCGAGCTTAATGATGCTTTGGATTGCAGATGTAGAAAAGTCTCCTTTGTTATTTCTGCTTAGCAAGGTTGCAATGGTTCTGTAACTCTGCTGGTCTGCTTTCTTCACTTTGTCCAGGAGAAAATCCTTGATCAAGTCTTCAGCAGCATCTGCACGTTCATCATATTCAACCTTGGTGTGGCGCTCATACTTAACCAACATCTGACCGTTAGCTGTACGCAGCGAAAATCCACCTTTTGAGTCTTTTCTGATATCGCCGTATTTGTGCGCTGTTTCCTTAAATTCTCGAATAGCAGCCATAAGCTTTGATTTGCGCTTTGTCATGGCTTCGTGAAGCTCTTTAGCTTCCTGTACCATGCTTAAAACAAGGGCGTCTCGTGTACTCTCATACACTTCTTTCTCTTTTTTTCTGTTTTCGCGCTCTTCTTTTTCTTTTTTTGCGAGTAGCTCCTTGAGTTCTTGAGCACTCATGTCTTGATAATTTTTAGTTTCCATATTCATAAGTTTTAATAGTGATTAATTCGCGTTTAATTATCCTTTTAATGCGGCGATAATCGCCAACAGTGTAAAATGTTTTTCCCTGGTGCATGCGTGCCGATGGGCTCGCTTCTTTGAAGATTTTTTTCATCTGATCAGTTTCGCTAATGCCGTTTGCCTGGCACACAGCTGCAACATCATCGTAGGTTGCGCCAAACAAGTGAATGAAGTTGCGACCAAAACGACTATCAATCTCGTCATAGCCTTTTTTAGCGTACTGTACGCCTTTTTTTATCTCTTTTTCAAGGTTTTCTGTTCCACACACCACAACGCCTGCAATGTCTTCTAATTCATTATAAAAAGGGATTAAAATGCGCAAAGCTGCTGGCTTTAATTTGTCTGCCTCGTCAATAATTAGCAAGGGCTTAGCAATTTCACGCTCACGAAAGAACTGAATAACTCTTTGCGATAAGGTGTCGGTACTTACATAGCCCGCACCATTGGCACTGATGCCTAGCGAGGTGCATAGGTTCTGTACAAACTCGCGTTTGCTCCACTCTCTTGCTTGGATTAGATAAATACTGGCACTTGCAGCTGCAATCTTTTTCAGCGTGGATGTTTTGCCGCTTCCGGCAACCTCTGAAATTGCCATAAACATGCTATGTGCTTTGGCATCTGCACAAACTCGCTCAATCATTCTGGAGTTGTTTGTGTCTGCCATTTGCCAGTTGCCTGGACTGTAACCTAAAGATTTTGCAACTTGTGCCCAGAGGCTGTCTTTTATCAGTTCCCAGTTGCCATTTATCATCTGGCTAATAGTGGCACTGGACACTTCGCATTTGCTGGCAACCTTATTCTGACTGCCTAAACGCTTGGTTTCTGATTTAATTAGTTCAACTACTTGGTTTTTTGATTTGTTTTCCATAAATTTGCGGTTTTAAAGGATTAGTATTGTTGCGTTACATCAATACTTATAAAGTCTTCATCGTCTTGGTGAAGACTTTTTTCTTGATGTAGTTTATTGTGTTCATCTTTTGCTTTTCCACCGTTCAATACAGCGCGTTGACTATACGTAAGCTCTTCCACCACAAAGCCACCCTCTTCGGCTACGTCAAGGCTTGTTTTAGCTGCAAGAATTTCATCACGCAAGCGGTTTGCGCCATCTTTAAATTTCTCCTGTTCTCGCATGCCGGAGCTAAGTGCTGCAGTGCTATCCTCTGTAGCTTCAAATTCGCTCATGTGTGAACGTTTATCAGGCACTGCAGTAAGAATATAAGCTCCGTCTCTGGTATAAATGTCGCAGCCGCTTTCATCGTAATACATATCTACATATAGCCTGTTGGCTTGACCTACTGCGTTTGCGATTTTCTGTTGATTTTCTGCCCAATTAGGCACTCTGTAATAATGCTTGCTGATGTTTGGGTATTTACCCTTGTGTATCACAACAGAGCCTGTTTGGCGGGCTAGTTCCTGTTGTGTGTGCATTCCTAAGCATCTTCTGTATGTAATCTCGTCCAATGGCTGTAATGCAGGATGCTTTTCTGCGTTAAAGAAGATGCTTTCTGGGCTTGCACCATCAGCTCGTGGCGTTGTATTCCAATTATTGATTAATTGTATAATGTGATCCAATGCCTCTTCTTTGTTAGGAAGCTTGTGAATGTCGATGTAGTCAGGATTAGCAATGTTGTCTGCGTGAGTGGCTGCAAAGGATGTTTTGCCCACAAACTCATCAAAATAACGTGCCTGTTGGTTCAGCAAGCGCACGTATGTTTCTGCTATATTGGCTCGTTTCCTGTTTTTGCCAACAGTTCTATGCTTGTCAAATAGTATGCTAAGCATTTTGCCGCCTTCAGCTTTCTTATTGAATGCTGGTCCGTTGTCTGTTACTATTTCTTTTGCAGTCATGCCTCCGTTAGCTTCTACTGCCATGCGCATTCCTTGCTTAACTATTGTCCAATCTTCCCCGCCGTCATTCACTGCCCAGCCAACTATGTAACCACTTGCGGCGTCAACTATTCTAAACAAATACCATGATTTGGCAACCCATTTAAGATTGCGGCGCTTCTTGTCTTTATCCCACTTCTGCAGCTGCGTTCTATACATCAGCTTTGAGCCGGAAAAGTCGGCAGCCCACAAGGTGCCTACAAACTGAGGTCGTGCAGAGTGTATCACCGGAAGGTGTTTATCTGTAAAATGCTCCTCACCATCACGCTCAAGTGATAGTGGAGCTTCAAATTTACGCAGGTAGTAATTCAGTGCTGACTCGCTAATTGGAGAAAATCCATAGCTGCTAATTTCCTTGCAATACTGCTGATACACATCTATCTTATGCAGTTTATTAGCTTTTCCAGGATTAATCCACAAATGAAAAGCAACCGACATGTGTACATCGAGCTCAAACAGCTCCCCTGTCTCTATATCTGCAACCTTGTGTATGCCTACAATTCTGCTATTGCTATTGTTGTATTTTTTGCTCACAATGTGCGCTAATTTGTCGGCGCTTTGGCTGTAATAATGCAGCTCTTTGCGCAGCGTTCGTGGACTGCTTATGCCATACTCTGCTGTGATTTCAGCAGCAAGCTCAAAATATTGCTTTTGGGTAAGATGATAACGCTGATAACGTTTGCCGTTGACATCATCTGTCAACAAATCAAATATTGCTTTGCGTTCGCTATATTTCAAGGCAATATCAGTTGTTATTTTCGCACCACTTTCATACATATAATACTGATAGCAGCGATTGCTACGATAATTGGCAATGCGGCTTAATATGTCTTCTTTTGCTATTTCTGTGATTGGTTTTGGGCGTGGATTAGCTTGTTTTTTCAGTTCCTCTGCACTGGGCAGCTGGCTGCGGTAGAAATTGGGCGCACGATTAGGAATCGTGGCGTAATCGTAATAATACGCATTGTTTATTTTTGTCCAGCGCCAGCTTTCAGTTTCTTTATTCTTAAAAAAAGAGCGTCTTTTTTTAAGATAATATTCTGAAATGCCTAAGCTTTTTATTCTTTCGTGGCTTATCCAAGTGGTATTATGTTTGTGTATTATTTCCATTAACAATCGTTTAATTTGCTTCTGTCCTTTTGTGGTACTTTAGGGATTTCCCTATCTGTTTTTTCTTGTATATTAATGTGTGCTATCATTTTATTAATTCTGATTTCCACTGCTGATGGGCAATTGTTTTCAGTGAGTTTGGCTTGAATGTTTTTCACTAGCTCGCCAAGTGCCGGCTGTATGCTGTCTATTAATGCCTCGCTTATTTGTTGGGCTTTGTGGTTTTCCATTGCATCTATTTGCAGCTGCAATTCTTCAACCAAGGCGTCTATTTCTATAATTACTTTTGTCATATTTGATTTTTTTTATTGTTTTTTTGCTTTTTGTATTTTCTTTTTCATATCTTTGTCAAATGAATAGCAATAATGTTATTGAGTTTTTATATCAACTTCGGCAATCAGACTTTTTACATCAACCCTTATTTGAGGTTTGTGCTCAGCAGTCGATTGAGCTTTTGAAGAAGAAGAACACGAAATACAATGGCGTTCTAATTTATCCTCAACTATGCGAGAAAGATCGTTTGCTCCGCGCATCAAGGCGGGCATTAAAATATTATCAATCACTTCTTGAGAATACAGATCATGGTTCTTGTCTGGTTTTTCGAGGCATTCCCGTAAACAATTTTCTTGAGCACAAGGATCAAGTGTTAGCTGAAGTTTCTGAACTATTGCTTCTATTGTAATAACTACTTCAGCGTTATTCCCATCTAGTATGCTTTTCACCTTATTATATGTGTCGCTTATTTTTTGGGCTAATTCACTTTTTGTTTTTCTGTCGCCGCTAATTATTTTGCGTACGTAGGTGTCGCTACAATTCAGTTGATGGGCAATGGTTTGCACAATGCTGTTTGAGTTTTTTTCTCCTTTTTTTGCTTTTGGCATTTTCTTTTTCATATCTTTGTTTTTAATTTGGTACAAATATACTAACTATTTTACGAAGAATGCAAGAAAAAAGTGAAAATATTACGAAAATAATTGAGCGTTTGTCTGAATACATTGATTATAAGGGGATTAGTTTTAATCAATTATCTAAAAAAATAAACGTTAGTAATAGCTATTTTAGTAAAATGGTTAAAAACAAGGGTTCTTTAGGTGAGGAAATAATAAAAAAAATCGTACTATATTACGATGATATTAATCCTATATGGCTCTTAACAGGCGAAGGAGAAATGTTTAAGGAAGAAAAACAAGAAAAACAGCCAAAACAAACAAGATTTGGCAATAAAGACTGCGAGTTTTGTAAGCTGAAGGATCAGCTAATTGCCGCCCAAAGCCAAACCATTGAATTGCTGGAAGAAAAACTAAGCAAATGCTGCCCACAGCAAGAAGAATGCGAAAAAAACGAAAGCAAGGCTGGGTAATTTTTTTTGTTAAAAAAACCTAAATTAGTTGTATGGTCTCGTTTTTTTTTATTATATTTGCATACTTGTTTAAGAGAAAAGTTATACTTCTTGTGAAGTTATGATTAAAAAATTACCCGGGTTTTGTCAAGAGGCTCGGGTTTTTTTCCATACATCTTGACAGGTTTGTAGCTAAATCCTTAAAAAGCTATAGAAAGGAGGTATAATAATGACAACTCTTAAACAAGTAAATGGGGTTCGTTACCGTTTAGTTTGCTGTAAGTTTTTAGTACGTAACGGGAGACGAATTTACCCGAAGAAAGCTAAATGTTTTTCCTTTTGGGTAAAATTATAATTTACTTCATTGTAAGAAAAAGGGGGTATTGTATGGGTACACCCTTTCTTATTTTTCAAACAAAAGTTAACCCGAAACTGACAAAAAGGCATAACGAAAAGTACACTTATTGTTACCTTTTTAAAGGGTAACCAAAAGTGTACAAAGGGTAACAAAAGGGTAACTAACGAAAAGTACACTTTTTGTAACCCTTTAAACCAGCCAAAAAAGGGCGTTTTTTTATGCGTTAATATAATTAGCTGTGTGGGCTTGTTTTCTTTGTGTGGTGTAATGTGCAGCAAATTTCCAAAAATTAAACTACAGCGTTTAAATGAGCGTTTAAACCGTTTAAAAATTAAAGCAAAATTAAAGCAAATTAAAACAGCAAAATTCGGGCAAAATTTACTTAAAACCCTTATTAATAATAATTTAAACAATAATTAGGAAAGTGTACTTTTGGTTATGCCCCTTATAATATAGTATAAATTCTTCCCT